CCGCACTCCGCCAATCACGACGTGACGATGGACACGCACGCGGTCGGTGCGGCGCTGCTGCGGCCGGAGACCCAGCAAAGCACCTCGGTGATGCAGTCGTTGGCCACGGGACCGAAGGACGAGGCCCATACGCCCCCTGGCTGGAAGGGCGCCAGCTCGTCGAACGTCTCCGGCACGAGCGGCACCTACCCGCTGTGGGCGGACGCCTACCGGGAGCTGGCGGACGAGCTCGGTATCGAACCCAGGGTGCTGCAGTCGGTGACCTGGGTGGCCAAGCGCAACCTGTTCGACGACCGGATGACCGAGGAGACGCGCCAGGGCGTCGAGCAGGCGTGGCGCGAGTATCACGCCGGCTCGCGCACGCTGCAGGGCACGCAGCAGCACATCCTGCGGCTGGCCGGCGGCATGAACAAGCCGCCCCCAGGCGTCGCCGGTGAGGCGAAGCCGAGGGCGAAGAAGAAGGCGAAGGCGGCATGAGCAAGTGCGCGGACGACCCGGTGGTGGAGCTGTTGTTGGCGGCGAAGGTGCCGGTCACCCGGCAGAACTGGATCGACGCAGCATATGGCCACGAGGTGCCGGAGCCCTGGACAGCGCTGGAGGAGGACGAGGTGCCGGAAGAGCTCCAGGATTGGACCAAGGTGGCAGTGGAGGACTAGGCGTCCTCGAACCGCCAGCCGTCGGTGCCGCGCTGGACCCGCTCGTGGCCCGCCTGACGGCTGATGCCAGCCGCCTCTGCAGCTGCCGCGATTGACTGGTAGCGGCCGTCTGGGGTCACCACAGGGCGATACAGGGGGTGGTTTGGCGCTGCCATGTCATGCTGGTTGATCCACTCCTTGGCCGCCCTGAGCGAGGTCAGGAACGGCCGCGGCGCTGGGCCCTTCTCCAGCCGGCCGCTGATCGCATACAGTGGGCGGCCGGAGTTGGCGTGGGTGACGTCGGTGCGGAAGATGGTGCAGCCGCGATAGGTGATCATCTCAGTTCTCCAGTTTGGCGGCCAGCTTCTGCAGCTTGGCGGCGTCGCGCAGCCAGGGCTGGGCGGACGCGTTGTCCTGCCAGTTGGCGCGAAGGTGCTCTGCCTTTTCGTGGCAGATCTCGGCGACGATCTCGAGCAGACGCGCGAGGCTGGTTGCGTCGATGGTCTGCTCGATGACGTCGGCAGCGTCAGAAGGGATACTCACTGCACAAACTCCCATCGACCTACGGTGTTGCCGTTGCTGTCGCGCAGGGGGCCGCAGTCCCGCGTGTCGGGCCCGATACCTTTGACGACGGCAGTGGCCAGCGTCACCAGGATGAGGGCGATCTCAGGCCCGGGGTGGGGCTCACCGTCGTCATCGCAGAATGCGGCGTTGTCGGTGTCGATGCTCAGGGTGAAGGCCATCACGCCACCTCCAACCCGGCGCTGTAGGCGCCCTCGATGATGTCGACGCCGTAGCGGGGCTCGACGACGAAGCCGTTGCACCAGCGCTGTGCGGCCGGATCCAGGTTCTCCTCGAGCCAGTCGCGGCCTTCGGGGGTGACGCCGGACACGATCCAGATCGAACCGTGGTCCTGCACTTGGATGTCGAACATTTAGAATCTCCTTGAGAGAGGGGCGGCCGAAGCCGCCCAGTTGAGGGTTACGCCACCTTGGTGTCGTTGACCGTGTGGTCGTGGATGGAGGTCTGCAGCTGCTCCAGCAGCGCGTAGGCGTCGCGCTCAGAGCAGCAGTCCAGCCTGATGGGCAGCTGGCCGTCCTGGCTCAGGTAGAGGTCGAAGACCTCCGAGCCGTCGGTCAGGATGCCCTTGGCGAGGCGGATGCTGACCGTGTTCGTGATGCCGATGGTGGTCATCTCAGAAGCCTCCAACAAACAGAATCAGGATAGTGACTTGCAGGATGGCCGAGAGGCCGAGGAAGTAGGTCATTGCGGAATCTCTCTTAGGGTGATGGGCGTGGGCGGCCGAAGCCGCCCTGGTTGATGGGTTAGACCCAGCTGTGTTGGGGGCCGTAGCGGCAGGCCTCTTCGAAGCTGTGGAACTGATTTCCGTTGGCGTCTTGATACATATGATCTCCTTTCAGTTGTGGAACTCTTCCTGGCCGCCTTAAACCAAGGTGGCGCTAGGCCCGGGACTTGCACCGGACTGACCTCTCTTTCCAACCCATACATAAGCAGCTTGACGTCAGACGTCAAGGCCTTGACGTGCCACGTCAGGGTTATTTTCGGAGGGCGCTGCCATGCCGTGCCAGTGCCTACGCTGCGTGAACGAAAGGAGGGCCACCATGAGTAGACGAACAATCGGCGACTATGTGCTGCGCGGGTTTTTATCCCGCGACAAGGCGACCGCGCATGCGGTCATCGAAGAGGCAGAGGCAGACAAGGATCTGCTGCTGACCAAGGACGCCGACGAGGATCAGCCGCACCACGAGCCGGATGGTGACGAGGGTGGTGGCGACAAGCACACCATCGTGAATATCCACAACCATCACGAGAACGGCGACGACGACAAAAAGAATGGCGATGACGATTGGAAAACGTCCAACGACGCCGCCATCAAAGAGCTGCGCGACGGCATGAAGGCGATTGTCGACATGATGACGCGACGTTCTGCCGACGGCGATCTGCCGCCCTGGCTGAAGAAGGGCGACGGCGACGACGACAAGGAAGGCGACGGCGAAGCCAAGGACGCCGAGGTGCCGAACCCGGCCAACGCCGGCGAAGAGGCGCAGACCGGCACGCCGCCGGCCTCGATCGAGCCGGATCTGATGGAGGCTGACCCGGCCTTGAAGATGGGTCCCACCATGATGGGCGATTCCACCCGCGCGTCACGCCTCAATCAGGCGATCAACAAGGTGATCCGCGACACCAAGGCACGCGCCGAGGTGCTCTCGCCGGGCATCAAGATCGGCGTGCTGGACGGCGCGCTGGGTGACGATCGGCTGAAGCAGGCCGCCCAACGGATCTGCAACACCCGGCGCCAAGCGTTGACCGCAGCGTGCGGCACCCCGCGCGGCATGCAGGCGGTCGGACGTCACACCAAGGACTCCATCGCGTCGATGTCCTGCGACGCGGTGAAGATAGTGTTCGTCGATGCGTCCGATCGGATGCGGGCCATGAACAACGCGCAGAACCTGCCCAGCCCGCAGTTTGGCGACAACCGCCGTGCCGCCAACAGCGATCTGCGCTCGCGGATCGAGGCGATCAACAAGCGCAACGCCGAGCAGTGGTCCGCCTGGGGCGGCACAGCAAAGCGCGCCTAACGGCCAACTGAAAGGAGACCACTATGACCGCGTATCTTTTGACGATGCCGAGTGGCTTTCCTGGCTCACTGACACGCCAGGAACACGCCACCGTGGAAGGACAGCCGATCAACACCACCAGCCCGCCACAGACCTACGGGCAGGTGGTGGTGATGGACGTGGCGACCGGCACCATCCGCCAGCCGACCACCACCGACACCACAGGCTTTTGGGGCATCAGTGTGCGGCCCTATCCGACCCAGGGCTTCGGCCCGGCCGGCTCGGCGGCGCTGAGCTCGCCGGTGGGTGCGGTGACGCCACCGACCGCCGGCGCGGTCGACGTGATGCGCCGCGGCTACATCCTGTGCCAGCTCGGCGGGGCCACGGCCGCCGTGAAGGGTGCCCCCGTCAACGTCTGGACGGGTGCCACAGGCGCCGGACAGGTCACCGGCAATGTCACCGCGGTGGCACCGGCGGCCGGCTCCTGTGTGGCGCTGCCGGGCGCTGTGTTCATGTCGGTGCAGGACCCCGGGCCGTTGTCCCAGGGCCTCGTGGAAGTGGCGTTCAACATCTAAGACGATACGTTCGTATCTACGCCGGCCTCGAGCGCATCGCGGCACCCCCACACACTCTGAAAGGATACGCCCATGCCAGACGGCATGACTGGCATCCCGCCCGCATACGGCGGTTTGCAGACGTTTGACGGCATCACGCGCGATAGTGCCGGTGCCTTCCTGACGGGAGAGCTCGAGCGGCTCGACCCGACATTGCACGAGCCTTTGGTTAGCATCACGTGGTCGCGTGATATCGATCTGCGCTCGGACATCACCACCGGCGATGAGTGGGTGTCGTTCACCAACTCAACGTTCGGCGCGTCCGGCGGTTTCGCGACCCAGGGCATTTCCTGGATCTCGAAGGACGCCAACGCGATCCCGGCTGTCTCGCTGGATATCGGCAAGACCGCCAATCCGTTGCGGATCTGGGGTCAGGAAATCGGCTGGTCGATGCCGGAGCTTGCCTCGGCGATTCAACTCGGCCGTCCGATCGATGAGCAGAAGTTCCAGGCGCTTCGCCTGAAACATCAGATGGACACCGACCAGCTGGTCTATATCGGTGATCCTGTGGTCGGCACCACCGGGCTGTTCAACCTGTCGACCGTGACGCCGGTCAACGTCACCGGCGGCACCTGGACCTCCGGCGGTGCGCCGGTGATCATCCAGCAGATCAACGAACTGATCGCGACCACCTGGGCCAACTCTGGTTATGCCATCGTGCCAAACCAGATCCGGCTCCCACCGCTGCAAATGGCGCAGCTGGTGTCGACCTTGGTCAGCACCGCCGGCAACGTCTCGGTGCTGCGCTTCATCCAGGAGAACAACCTCTCGATGACTCACGGCTCCGGCGCGCTTAACATTCAGGCGTCGAAGTGGCTTACCAACCGCGGCGTCGGCAACAGCCAACGTATGGTTGCGTATACGAAAGAGTATGACAAGGTGCGTTTCCCGATGACGCCGCTGCAGAAGACTCCGTTGGAGTGGCGCAGCCTCTACAACATCACGACCTATTGGGGTCGGATGGGCCAAGTCGAAAGCCCGTATCCCGAGACGATTTCCTATCGGGACGGTATATAACACCGTATATACGTAATTTCAGCTTTGAGACGGTAGATTAAATCCGGGGTAACCCGCGCGCCGCCTCCTTATTGCCGACCTCTGATGAGGCGCACCGAAACTTGCGCTGTCGTGCTGCGTGGCAGATCAAGCATCGCAACCACGTCTTACCTGTCTTGCTGTGTCGCATCAGCGTAGCATTGCGGCGATGCAGCAAGTGACCAAACCGACAGGAGGGCATATGCAGACTATCCAGGTGATCAAGCCGTTCATCCTGCAGCACGATCCGCTAACCCGGAAGGTGCGGGATCCGGTGAACGTGAACAACGAGATCGAAGAGATACTGCCGTCGCGGAAGCAATATTTCGATGTCGGTATCTACGAGGTCGAGGACCACATCGCCACCCACTGGTATGTGGTGCCGCACCTGAAGGGCTACGTGGCGCCGCCGGTGATCGGGATGCCGGAATTCCAGCTGGCGCGGCAGGCGGCGGAGAAGCTCAAAGCCGAGCAGGCGGCGGTGGATCCCACCTCGCCGTCGCAGCCGATGCCGGCTGATGCCGTGGCACCGCGTATGGCGGGGCTGCCGCCGGGCGTGGAGCGGGCGGAGCCGATCGCGTGAGCGACGTCGTCGTCACACCTGTGCCGGGCCCGGTGCCGCTCGACACTTCTGGCGCGCCGGTGATCCCGACCAGCACCATCAGCGACCCGCCGACGTTCCGGCTGCACTTTCCGGAGTTCGGGGACGACACGGTCTATCCGGATCCGCAGATCCAGTTTGGCCTGGACATCTCCACGGTGTGCCTGAGCCCGTATCGCTGGGGCTCGTTGCTGCAGGCGGGCGTCGAGCTGATGACGGCGCATCAGCTGGCGCTGTCACAGCGCGCCCTGCAGAGCGGTGCGGCGGGCGGCACGCCCGGTGCGGCGGGTGGTCTGGTGACCAGCAAGAGCGTCTCCAAGGTGTCGGTGGGCTACGACGTCAGCAGCACCGCGATGGAGGGCGCCGGGCCGTGGAATTACACGACCTACGGTCAGCGGTTCTACTGGCTGATGCGCATGGTCGGCATCGGCGGCTACGAGGTGCTGAGCGACTGGGCCAGCGTCAACCTCTCAGGGGTCGCGCTGGGCTGGGCAACCGGCGTGATGTATCGCTGGGGCTCCTACTGAGCCCATGATGGACGGCGCCAACTTCCCGCCCCCGAAGGACGACGAAGCGCAGCCGCGGGCGGGGGCGCGTTGGGAGACCGTGCAGCACCTCTACACCGTGAACGCCGGCAGCGCGCCGCCGGCCAACACGCTGCTAATTGGCGAGCTCGGCCTGGAGCTGGCGGACCCGGTCAAGATCTGGGCCGGCGTGCCGACCAGCATGGACGCTACGGGCCGCAAGCTGCTCTACGACAGCAGCAAGGGCGCCGGGGCGGCATTCCCCGAGGCGCCGCTCGACGGGCTGGTCTACGGCCGCCAGGGCAGCACTGCGTCGTGGCTGGGGGTATTGCCCCTGACCGGCGGCACGCTCTCCGGAGCGCTGACCATCCAGAGCACGAGCGACGCTACACTCTATGTCCATGCGACCGGACCAAGCTGGCCCGCCGTCAAATGGAACACTGATCTGGCGGGCACCGCTGCGGGCTACTTTGAATCGCAACGCTACGGCAAATCGCGCTGGTCGGTGGAGTTCGGCGGCACCGAGCGAGAGACTGGCTTTGACGCCGGCACCAACTTTCTGATCAACCGGTTTGACGACAACGGCAACGTGAAGTTTCCCACTCCGTTCGCCATCACACGCGCGACCGGCTATGTGCATTTCGGCTCGCTGGTGTTTCTCGCCACCGATCCCAATACCGACCTGGAAGCGGCGACCAAACACTACGTCGACCAGCAAAGCCCGGCGAACAAATACCTGTTGCTGACCGGTGGCACGATCAACCCCGGCCCGCTCAACATCGAAAACCTGATCGACAACCCGCGGCTGAACCTCACCGGGCTGTCTGGCATCGGCTCCTACTGGCCGATCATCACGCTAAATGTGCAGGCGACCACCGGTTCGGTCGGTATCATCCAGAGCCAACGCAACGGCGCGCGGCGCTGGACGATCACCCTGGGCGACGGCTTTACGCCGGAGGTGCTCGGCTCCAGCGCCGGCACCGATCTGATAGTTTCGCGCTACGACGATTTCGGCGGGCTGCTCGGCAACGTGCTGACCATCGCGCGCGGCAGCGGCAACACCACCCTGAACGCCGCACTGATCGTGGCAGGCACGGTATTGCTGCAAGCCGGTGATCCAACCACCGACCAGGGGGCCGCCACCAAGCACTACGTCGATATCAAAGCGGGCGGCTATCTGCCGCTCACCGGTGGCCGGCTCAGCGGTGGGCTAAGCTTCGGGACGCGCTACGCGGCCAACGCACAAGACTTGAGCGCACATATCGCGCTGTATGATGGCTGGGGCGGCTTCAGCATCACCCCAGGCCATCTGAACGTTGTCGCTGGCGGCGCACTGGCGCTGAGCTTTGATGGCCCGTCGATCTTCGTGGCGCCGAACACCGGCCTCTACGTGAACCGCGATCCCTCCACTGATATGGAGGTGGTCAATCTTCGCTACCTGAACGCCAACACGGTCAACATCGCTGGCGGCGACGCGCGCTGGGTCAACGTGACTGGCGACACGATGTCCGGCAATTTGATGATCTCCTCGCCGAGTCAGCAAACGGCGTTCGTGGTTAACGCGCCGATGGGAACCTCGCCGGGATATGCGTTCTACATCGGCGGCAGGCAGCGGTGGTTTGTCGGGGTCAGTCCTGATCTGGAAGATGGCAGCGGCTTCGGCAGCAACCTCGCATTTTACAGCTACCACGACGACGGCAGCTTCAGCGGCACGCCGCTATGGATCGATCGCCAGGATGGCTATCTCTGGGTGCAGAACACCATCTCGGTCGGCCGCGATCCGATCACCAGCATGGAGGTGGTTACTTTAGAATACGCGCGCGCCAACTACGCGCCGATCACAGGCGGTGGTTACCTCCCGCTGACCGCTGGGCCATCATATCCTCTGACCAATGCGCTTTACATCGACTCAACCACGACGGGCCTCGCTGCTGCGATCCATCTTACGACACCGGGCTGGCCCGCCGTCGTGTGGAACACCACGACCAACAGCGTCACAGGGGGAAACACTGCGGCAGGGTATTTCGCTTCGCAGCGACAAGGCAGGAACCGCTGGTCGGTAGAGTTCGGCGGCACCCAGCAGGAAACCGGCGGTAATCAGGGCACTGACTTTCTGATCAATCGCTTCGATGATAGCGGCAACGTTCTCTATCCCAGCCCGCTTGCCATCAATCGCCAGCTTGGCACGGTGACCATCCTGCCGCCGCTGATGCTCGCTGGCCCGCCTACAACCACCAACCAAGCCGCGACGATGGGCTACGTTGACGGCAAGGCGGGCAACTACCTGCCGCTCGGTGGCGGCATCATGCAGGGCGGCATCTCGTGGGCTGATGTGTATGGCCAAAGCCCGAGCGATGCCACGCATCATCTGATCCTGCATTCCGGCTTCGGTATTGGGGTCAGTGGTCCGACGCCGCGACGCATGAACTACATCGCGGATGCGGCCAGCCAGCACGTGTTCATCTGCGGCGTCGATACCGCGTGGATACAGGCTCAGGGCCTGTTCATGGCATCGGGCGCTGATGTCATCCTGTCGCGCGTGCCGACCAACACGTCGGCTGCGGTGCCTAAGAGCTACGTCGATACCTTCCTGCCGCTGGCCGGTGGCATCATGACCGGCGGCATCCGGTTTAACGATAACAATTACCTCGGTGTCGCTGGGCGACCCGACACCAGCCACCACATCACGCTGTTCAGCGGTTACGGGTTCTCGATCACCACGGCCAGCTTGAATATCGTTTCGACTGATCAGATTTGGTTCTCTAACAGCCAGAGCGGCCACGACATCGCCTATTTCCGCGAAAATGTCGGACTGGCTTTCGTCGGCATCACCAACACCGTCACGGTGGGCCGCGATCCAACCGCCAAGATGGAGGTGGTCACCAAACAGTATGCCGATGGGCTGATCGGTGCGGCGGGCGGACCATTCCTGCCGATCGTTGCTGGGTTCAATAATGCGCTGACCGGCGAGCTATATCTGCCGCACGTGACGCCGACCGTCGATGAAATGGCGACGCCGAAATTCTACGTCGATTTGGCAGATCAGAACCTGCAAGCCCAGATTTCGGCAGTGGTATCTGGCAACCTCGTGTTCTATGGCCAGTTGGATGTCGCACACGATGTGGTGCATTACAAATATACTATAAACCTTCCCGACACTCCTATGCCGCCGCCGAGTGCTGTCCCCAAGGGCGGCTATATAATCGTGACAGAGGGAGGGATACCGCCGACAGGGACCGGCACGAACATTCCGCCTTTGCCTCCTGGCACTCCGCAGTATGT